GTTCTCGCTTATCTTCTTGATATCTCAAAGGTTGATCCATTGAAGTATGGACTGCTATTCTCACGATTCATTAACCCAGAACGAAATGACTATCCGGACATTGACTTGGACTTTGAAGATAAGCGCAGAGGCGAGGTAAGAAACTATCTTCGTGATAGATGGGGTCATGACAATGTTGCTGCTATCTCAACATACGGTGGATTCAAACCTAAGTCTGTAATTAAAGATATCTCTCGTGTCTATCAAGTCCCTTTTGCTGAGATTAACAACATCACTCCATACTTTGAAACACTGCAAGAACTTGAAACATCTCCTAAAGGCAAAATCTTCTGCAGTAAGTACCCAGACATCATCAAGCTTGCAAAGAAACTTGAGGGTCGTGTTCGTAACTCAGGAATCCATGCTGCCGGAATGGTTGTGTCATCAATTCCATTGAGCGATGTTTGTCCTGTTGAGACAAAAAAAGACACAAGTGGAGAAGGTCGTTCTATTGTTACTGCTTTTGACATGGAAGACGCAGAAGCGGTTGGGCTAATTAAAATCGATGTTCTCGGTCTAAAGACCGTTTCTGTTATTAAAGATTGCATTGCAAAGATTAAAGAAAATCGGGGCATTGATGTTAGTCAGCTTTCATTAGAACTAGACGACCCAGAAGTATTTAAGAACTTCAATGACGGTAACACAGTAGGTATCTTTCAAACAGATGCTGCTGCTTATCGTAACTTGATTGAAAGAATGGGTATTGATAACTTTAACGACCTTGTTGTGTCCAATGCACTTGTAAGACCGGGAGCCTTGTTGTCACAGGGTCAGGTTTATATTGACTGTAAGAAGGGGGTGAATGCTCCCAAGTATCCACACCCTATTGTTAAAGACATCCTTGAGGAAACATACGGAACAGTTATCTTTCAGGAACAGCTAATGCAAATGGCTGTACTGCTTGCTGACTTCACATGGTCAGAGGCTGACAAGCTTCGTAAGATCATTGGTAAGAAGCGAGATGCTGCTGGATTTGATGAGTACAGAGAGAAGTTTGTTAACAATAAGTATATCAAGAAAACAGCAGCCGAGAAAATCTGGGCGGAATTTGAACTAGCAGCCTTGTATATGTTCAACAAGTCTCACGCTGTTGCTTACTCTATGCTTTCTTATCAGACTATGTGGTTGAAGATTCATTACCCAATTGAATTCATTTGGTCGCTTCTATTTAATGAATCAGCAGGTGACAAGATTACGGCTTATTTGATGGAAGCGCAAAGGGTGGGCGTAAAGATACTAGCACCTGATGTGAATCACTCGGATGAATACTTTTCGGTAAGCATCAAGGGCGAGGAGGAATCAATTCAATTCGGATTATCCAATGTTGCCGGATGTGGTAACTCAGCTATCAAAGAGATTTTTGATAAGCGACCATTTGAGTCGTATGAGGAGTTTACTAACAAATGCAGAAAGTCTGCGGTTAAGGTAACGGTAAGAGAAAATCTAGAGAAGGTAGGGGCGTTCCAATCTTTGGGTCATGTCTCGGCTTACGATCACGAGAAGTATTATCTTCCTGTGTTGGGTTTCTCACTTAACACCAATGGTGAACAGAATGAAATGGATGAGTTTGTCGGGAAGCTTGCAGACTTCCACGAAATCACCTCACCATTGACGCTGGTTAAGGCTGTGGTGCGTTCTACAAAGAAAACGCCTCAGTACCTCCGTATTGAGTTTGAAGACCATTCTGGCTCGTCTACGGTGTTTGCTGAGCGTAATACCGAACTTGCCACACGGGACTATATTTATGCTCTTATCGGGGATAGAACGATGCATGACTTCTGTGATGCGTATGAGTATTACGATTCAAGCTTGTATAACTTCATGATGCTACGGGCAAAGGGGCATGACCACGATTACGGCTGGTTGCATAAGACGGGTCTTGGGACTGCTGAAAAGGAAAAGACCCTGATGTATATCTTCCATATGCGCAAATTCATTACATCCACCGAGAAGGAAATGGCGAACCTTTATTGTTGGGATGGGGAGAAGATTTTCAAGGTTGTGGTGTTTCCGAACACGCTAAAGAAGATTAAAGGTATTCTTCAGACCAAGACATGGTTTGCAGCGAGGTTGGAAAAGATTGAAGACCAAAAGACGCTGACACGATTGGACTCTTATAAGGTTGAGAGCGACAGTGGCATCATCTCTATTGAGAATTACATTGAGCGTAAGTCTCTCAAGAAAGAGGATTATATCTAAATGAGATTGTCTATCCATACTGATCAGGATGTTAAAGACTCGGATGGGACAGCTGGCTACTCATATAGTTATTTTAAAATGATTGAGCACTTCTCTAAGTTCACTTATCAGGGTGAACCAATGGAAATACTTGATGATTCAAAAGATGCTAATGCTCAGTTGTTCTACATGGAGCCTGAGAGATACAACCACAATACTTGGAAAGATTTGCGCAAGCCCGACTTCAAGAAGTTCCATGACTCTCAATATAAGATTCAAGGCACTCACATAGAAGCCACAAAGGTCTGGAGTCACTGGGTTGAGGCTATGAAGTCTGTTGATGAAATCTGGGTAGGTAACTATTTCGCCAGAGATGCGGTATTGAATTCCGGGATTGAAACTCCAACTTATGTTTTTGAATTAGGAGTTGATCCAGTATGGAAACCTAATAAGAGGGAGCGCAAGGGTGTTGTCAAATTCCTCCATGTTGATTCAGCAAGTCCTCGCAAGAGAGCTGATTTAACGATAGAGGCTTTCCGTAGAGCTTTTGGGACTAGAAGAGATGTATCTCTTACTCTGAAATATCACCAGCATCAATCGGTGTTCAGCGTTAATTCTTTATTTGAGGAATCAAATATTATTCATATTCATGAAACTCTTTCTCAATCTGATTTAGTAAAGCTTTATCAAGAACATGATGTCCTTGTCTACCCCACAGAGGGGGAGGGTTTTGGTTTTATTCCATTACAGGCTCTTGCTACCGGAATGCCCGTTATTACAACAGGGCGGTGGTGTTCTTATGAAGACCTTCTGGGAGACAATATCATTGAATCAAAGCTAGGCAAAACTCAACACACTCAATATTATGATGGTGAAGTTGTTCTAGCCGAAATGGATTCTTTAGTACATCTGATGAGAAAAGTTGTGGATAACTTTGATAATGAAGTAAATTATTATTTCAATCAAGCGCCATCTGTTTATGACAGGTATAATTGGCAAACGAGATGCGATGCATTTCTTGAGTCTGTGGTTAAAAGACTTGGCACAAAAACTTTCAACTAAGAAAAAACTATATTAAAGGAGAAAAATGTTAGTAGTAGATAAAAGAAAAGGCGACCATATGCCTATTCACGAAGTCATTCCGACACCGAGCATCGGATTGAATCGTGCTCTCGGAGGAGGACTTAACTCAGGAGCAACCCATTTATTCTGGGGAACACCATCAGTTGGTAAAACAACAATGTGTTTCCGGATTCTTGCGGAAGCTCAAAGACGAGGATACCGACCAGTCATCATTGACTCGGAGTATTCTTATAATGATCAGTATGCTGCCAAGTGCGGTATCAATATTGATGATGTTGTTGTAATCCAATCAACAATCGTAGAGGAGATCATGAAGGCTCTCATCGGTTATTTGAATAACGATGTTGAGAAGCACATCTTCCTGTTTGACTCTCTATCAAACATTATCAAAGAAGAGTTTTATGACAAACCAGAAGGCGGTAAAGCAATGGGTCTTCAATCCCGTTCGCAAGGATACCTTCTTCAGAAGCTTGTTAATTACCTTCATAAAGAACGAAACATCATGCTATTCGTAGCTCATCAGACCGTTGATCTAAGCGGAATGTTCGCTGTAACGAAAGCAAAAATGGGTAACACTGTTCACCACAATATGCATAATGTTGTAAAGCTATTCCTTTCAATGTCACAGAAGGAGATGGAGCGTGATAATACTCACACCATCACTTCACAGAGGGCTGTCTGGACAATTGAAAAGACAAAACAGATTCCGACTATCGGCGCTCAAGGTTATTATTATGTTCTTCCACAAGAGGGCAAGATTGATACTGACCGAGAACTTATTGATATTGCAGTTGAGATGGACATCATTCAGCGCAGAGGTGCGTGGTACTCTTATGGAACTGAAAAGTGGAACGGGATGACGGCTATTGATCTGTCTGAAAAGGTTAGAAATGAAATCGCAACTCTAATCTTGGGTCGTGAGTTCCAAGAGGTGTAATGTGGTTATCTATCTTTTAATCATTGCCGGCATTTGTGTTGGCATTGTTTATAACCTAATTAAAATGTATAAAGAGTTTATGGAAACAATAGATGAAACAGATATGGAAATTGACTAAATGAAAAGAAATGAAAAAGAAGAAACCAAGCGTGACGGAGCTAGACCAGTTAAAAATTCTGGTCGTGGATTCCGGAAGGGCGATGCAACGATGAATCAATTCGTTGTGGACTATAAACACAATGGCAAGACATTCACTCTCACGAGAGATGGATGGATTAAGCTAAGGAAGGATGCTTGGAGATCAACATACAAATACCCATGTCTGTCTGTTGTCCTAGGGGAGGATTCTGATGTGAAGGTTGCCATTATTGAATGGCATGTATTTAAAGAATTAATTCAGGATAGCAACTATGAATAATAGAAAGATAAATAAATAAAATGCCAGAGCTTAATGCTAATATACCAATGATTGAATGTTATGTTAGAGGTAATTTCCTAAGAGACCAGTTGGACTCACATGATGAATACTTCCCTTGCATGATTTTTGGAGTAGCAACGATGCAAGGAAGAAGTCCACTGTTTCACTTCTTAATGGAAGATGGCGGAGTTTGGTGGAGAATGCCCATAAACGCTTTCTGTGAAAGACCGGGTGTCCCCGAAGCTGATATCCACGATCTTGTTCTTTGGAACTCCTTTAGTCCTCATGTAGCTGTTACTGAATTTCAAGCAATGAGGAATATGAGAATGACCTACGTTGCTCGTTCTGGAGAATTTGTAAACGGAAAATACCTATTCACGCTTGATTGGCATGCACCAGATGATAATATTATAAATCTTGGGTTTAGTATAAATCCGGGTCAACACAAATGTGGTCATGTCATTCTTAGAGATGACGGGAACTACGCTATACAACCAAACAACAGGGTTAGATTGTTTGATCCCTCTTTCACAACCAAGACGGGAACCCTAATTGAAAGATTTGTCAATACTCGAAAATGGGATGTTGAAGACGCAAGTAAGTGGAGAACATCTGATGACAATAGATTCTACTATGACATTGAGTGATGGAAGAAAGAGGTTGGTCCAAGAATATGGACCGGAAATCGTCATTGAATGTTGCCGTGAGTGGAAAACACACTGGGGCAATGGGGCATGGGGAAAATGTGGAGTCTGTAGAGATGTTCCGCAATTAGTTAAAGGAAAAAAATGGGATGAATAGGAGAAAAGAAAATGGCTGACATCATGGTAGACCCGGATTGGCTCGCTGAGCAGATGGGTGATAAAGCACAGGAATTTATTGAATGTATGAGGATTGTTCAAGACATTATTGATAATCCTCAGAATTATGTAGGGATGCAAGCTATTAAGTATTTGAATGTACTTTCTGGCTATAGGACAATGATGATTATTAAATCACAAGCGTTCAAGAGAAGATCCAGCATTATGTCCGAACAAGATAAGTTCGTTAATGATATCTGGAAAACAATGTACGAAGCGTTATTAGAAAATATCAATGCGTTAAAAATTGCTGCAAAAGGAGCATAAATGTTAAAAGCATTACAACAACTAAAGACACCAAAAGAACCTATCAATAAGGAGGATTTGGTTGAGAAGCTTCTTAATGACGCTATTGACGACCATCTCGCTCTAAGGAACAAACCTGAATTTAAAAAGGTAGGCGGGTTTCACCCAAGCTATACAAACCAATGCGCTAGGTACTGGCATTATCTGTTTGAGGGTCAGGAGGTCACCCCCTCGTTTAGATCACAGACTTACCGTATCTTTGACAACGGACACGCTGTCCATGAGCGTCTGTACGGCTATTTGCGTGAGATGGGTATCCTCGTGGCAGAGGAGATTCCGGTGAAGCACACAAGCCCTCCCATTGAGGGTACAGCCGATGGAATTATTGATTGGTATGGTCACAAGTTGATTGAATTAAAGTCAATTAGTGCCGAGGGATTCCAGTATCGTCAGTTTCATAATAAACCAAAAGATGATCATTATCGTCAAGCACAAATTTATATGAGATGCTTGGACTTACCAAGTGGTTATGTTATTTATGAAAATAAGAATAATCAGGAGATATTACCCATCTTTATAGAGCGTGACGATGTTTTTATTGATAAACTGTTTACTAAGTATAATAAAATTTATACCAACTTCCTTGAGGGGGAGCTACCCAAACAACCGTATAAGAGGTCATCAGCGAAATGTGCTCAGTGTGACCTTGCTGCCATGTGTTGGGGTGAAGGAGAATTTAGCAAAACTACTGAGGTTGAAGAGCCTTTCTAGGTGTTGCTATGAAAAAAAGATGTTCAATGAAGAGAAGAGAGTTTGCTCAAACGGTGACTGCAGGAAACAATTCGTAGCTAAAGTTTATAACGCTACCTATTGCAGTCCGGAATGTAGGAAGATTATAACCAATAAAAAACTATTGGAATCTTATCATACAAAAAAAGCTAATAAACATAAGAAAAGAATCTGTAAAACAAATAACTGCACAACAATACTTTCAACTTACAATAAAGAAGATATATGTGAAGCTTGTAAGGAAGAAAGATATGTCCAACGATTAGTGTCGTGGGGATGGGATGAAGAAAAGATTCGCAAGGATCAAAAACAATGAGTCTCAAGTATTTAAAAAAGGAGAAGGTCAATACCGTACTGGCGATTGACCCGGCTTCTCACTCTCTAGCTTGGTGCGTTATGCAAAGAATTGACGGTGAGTTAATTATCGTTAAGTCAGACAAGCTTTCTTTCATGAAGAACTCTACGATTGAAGATAAGTTCAGTCAAATCAAGTTTGGGATTACAAGTATCTGTGATCTATATAAACCAGATGTTTGCGTCATTGAGCAGTCTGTTTATATTCAGAACTTCCAAACAAGCCGTTTACTTTCTTACATCATTGGCTTCACTTGGGGCATGGCATCGTTCACTTGTAAAAGAGTTATGGATGTCAGTCCTCTCGTATGGAGAAGTGGTGTTGGATATAAAAATCTAACAGGTAAAGATAAAGATGCCCTGAAAGAAAACGGGCAGAAAAAGAATATTGAACTTAAAAAGAAAGAAGAAAGAAAGCGTAGAGTCCGTGTTATAATTGAGGAATATTTCAACGATGACGATCTTGACCTCGGTGACGATGACATTGTTGACGCTGTTGGAATAGCTATTTGGTATTGGAAAGTAGTTAACCCGGATGACTGATGTTTATAAAGATAAGGCTTGGTTATACGAGCATTATGTCCAGAAACGAATGAACTTAACAGATATTTGTAAGGTACTAAAGCAATCTTATAATATCGAAGTAACACCGCAAGCAGTTTATAACTGGTGCAAAAAATATGACCTCCTCAAGTTTAGCGGTAAAGGTCGTAATCTTTCTTCAACAGCATTACGGAGACCAAAATCTCCTTTGCAAGAGCAAGTTGAAAGAAGAAGAAGAGAACAACAAAAAGCTAACAAGCTTAGAAAGAAAGGTATGGGGCGATGAAAAGAAGCGTTACTATTAAGGATATTGTCAATTTTGCTAGATTGGATATGATTTATAATCAAATCCGCATTATTGAAGCAAAGCAAAATCAATCACCATCAAAGTGTCTTGGTTCAGGTAAGTGTTGTAAGATTGGTCTTGTTATTCCAATGTTTGAATGTGCCAACATTGCCTACAATCTTACTCAGCAATACTATTTGACTCTTGAAGACAAAGGCGAAGACGCTGCTAAGGCGTGGATGAGCGATGTCGTGGATTCCCTCAAGGGAGCCATGTATGACGAAACATGGAAATCTGGTGGAGAATCAGAAAAACATTGTGCCTTCTACAAGGGCGGTTGCACAGTGTACGGCTTCAGACCTTTCGTATGCCGTTCTTTCGGAACCATCACTCCTGTTGATGATTTCTGTCCACGAGAGAGGAATGCTTATGGGAACATTGATTTCTATGCGGGCAAACCGGTCCAGAAGATTGTTAAAGAGTTCCAAGACATCATTAGAGAATATGCATCAGACAAGCATGAAAACTACGATATGACTTTGTATATGCCTCTAGGTGTTCTTAGCTTTTTGCTTGAACCAGATGAGCTTACTGAACTCGCTAAAGTTACAGACCCAAGATTTTGGGTCGGAACATCTGGTTGGTATAACTATCGTGTTGAATTTACAAAACAACACGGGTATTCCGTTGAGGAATTGGAAGTTGCTGCTGCTGAAGGCGGTAAGTTGCTTGCGTTTGACCCTGAAGTTTAAATGACAATGGAACTCGTATGGAATGGCACGAGCATTGCTCAAGTTCGCAATGAAGGCTACAAGGTCGCAGAAGATGAAATCTATAACCGTTTAATTTTGATGGGTGTTGAAATAGATCGTGATTGCATTATGCCATCAGAACTGAAGTCCTTGGCGCAATTTAATATCGGAATAGAATATCAATCAGAGTGTTATGACGATGTGGGGTGTGATGTATTAATCAACAATCGTCTTCCTATTGATTACACAATGTGTAGTGGTTACAATGTTGGCTTTTCATATTGGGAGACAACACGCTTGCCTGAAGATTGGGTAAGACGCATGAATATGATGCATGAGATATGGACAACATCATCGTGGGCAAAGGATGTATTTGTAAGTTCCGGAGTTAAAGTTCCAACTTATAATTTTGATCTTGGAGTAGACTCAAGATACTTCTTTCCCGTGAAGAGAACTCTTAAATCTCAACCGTTCACCTTCCTCAGCATAGGCTCTCCTTCTACCAGAAAGAACAGTCAGCTCGCTGTTGATGCGTTTGTAAAGCTGTTTGGGAATGATGACAGGTACAAGCTTCTTTATAAGAGCGTGGACTCTCCTGACGCACGATTATGGGGTGAGAGGGGTGAGCCTTTTTCTATCAAAAACCATCCAAATATTGAAATCATTGAAGATGATGTTTCAATTAAAGAATTGGCTTCGATTTATGATCGTGCAGACTGCCTCATCTACCCAACAAGCGGTGAGGGTTGGGGGATGCTGCCTTTTCAAGCTATCGCAAAAGGTATCCCGACCATCTGTACTAACGCTACAGCCTGCACAGAGTATGCCAATATGTCTGTTCCTCTTGATTTCAAATGGGGGACAAACAAGATGTCCGGTATCTACGGTGAGTGTGGTGAATGGGCAGAGCCAAATTTTGATGATTTATGTGATAAAATGTTATATGTAATTAATAATTATGATGAAGTTTCTAACTTCACATATAACAATGCAGTTATCAATCAAGATAGATGGTCTTGGGATACTGTTGCGAAAGGCTATTACGACAGATTATGTCAGATATTGAACCAGTAAGAGAAAAGACTTTATTCGATAAGATTAAAGATGTTGAAGATGCGGGGTTGATGCATGTCAAAGGCTACTCAAACCACGAGATAGCCTCGTTAATGTCAATCAAACCAGCCGAAGTCAAGGGCTACATTGAGGAATACAAGAAGATTCTCAATAGAAAAGCTGACGATGACCCCTACTTTCTAGAGCGTGTCCAGTTCAATACAATCAAAGCTCTTAAAGAGTTTGACGAGTTAAGCAAGGAAGCTTGGGAGACAATTAATATTGCAACTGATCACGGGATGGTTGCAGCGAGAATCCAAGCTATCAAGCTTGCCGGAGAGCTTGCTACGAAGAAAGCTCAGCTTCATAAGCTAATGGGTGGTAATAACTCTGACGCTGAATACATCGGTAGAATGCAGAAGGCTGAGAATGTTAATCAGATTCTCTCCAGAGTCCTCCGGGATGTTATTGCAAAATTCCCCGAAGTAGCCGAAGAGGTTCGTAAGGAGCTTGCTATTGCATTTGAAATAATGGATGAACCTAAAGAAGATGAAGTCATTGATGTTGAATCTCATGAACAATAAAAACACTCAGATAAAGAGACCTTTTTTTGACCCATTACGGCTCATAATTAGAGACCTTTTTTTGGGGCTTTACCAATACCATCATAATTTGAGAATGGCTTTTTGCCCCTTACGGGAGGTTTTTTGTGTCTGACTTCCTCGGCATCAACTTAAACTATGATGATTTCGATAAGTTACTTAAACAAGATGAGCTTGTTGAAATACCGGTCTCAATTGAAACTTTCGTAACAGATAAGAAATATCTGGGATTACCTAGTCTATCACCTATTCAACTAGAAATCGTGCGCCATTCCACACAAATTTTAAAACTTCCAACACTGATAAAGATGTACGGTGAAGAAGCCGGTACCAAATGGTATAAGGATTATACAGATAACGAAGTCATTTGCATGTTAGGTAAAGGATCTGGAAAAGATCACTGTGCCAGAATATCAATGGCTTACACTGTTTATCTCTTACATTGTCTTAGAGACCCACTGAACTATTACGGTAAAGCTAGAGGTGTCTATATTGACTTGTTAAACCTTGCTGTAAACGCTCAGCAAGCTCAAAGAGTGTTCTTTGAACCATTGAAGAACTTATTACTAGGTTCACCTTATTTTAACTCTGTAGGCTTTGAGCCAAGAGTATCTGAAATCTTTTTCTTTAGTAGACCAGTAAGGTGTTTCTCTGGTCACTCAGAAAGTGAAGGATGGGAAGGCTATGAAGTAATGTCAATTATTTTGGATGAAATCTCAGCTTTCAAAACTGATGCCGAAACTAAAGGTGATCATAGATCTAAAGGCTCAGCTTCTGCTATTTATAACATGAGTAAATTATCTGTTATGTCTCGTTTCCCGGAAGTGGGTAAAGTTATTCTTCTATCCTTTCCCCGGTATAAAGGAGACTTTATTCAACAGCGATTCTTTAACTCTAGAGAAAAGAATGAACCTAAAACTTGGTCAATTAAAGCTGCAACTTGGGAAGTAAACCCAACGATATTTAGAGAACAATTAGAGTCTGAGTATATTAGAAACCCAATTGAAGCCAGAGCCAGATTCGAATGTGAACCACCAACAATGGAAGATGCATACTTTAGAGATGCAGATTTGGTTAGAAAAGCTTTTATGTATAGTGAAAACCCAATCAATGAAGAGGGTGAATTTAAAGATTGGTTTAATAATAAAGATGGTCATGTAAGATTTATTCATATTGACCTTGGGCTTAAACGAGATAGATCAGCTTTATCTATGGTTCATTGTGCCGGATTTAAAGAAGTTAAAACATCAATGGGTGTTGAGACACTTCCTGTTGTGAATGTTGACCTAATACATTCATGGCAAGCTAAACCCGGAGAAGAAATTAACTTCTCATCAGTAAGGCAAATGATTGTTGATTTATGTAGAAAGTATGATGTTGGATTAGTCACATTTGACCGTTGGCAATCTGTTGAAATGATTCAAAGCTTAAAAGCTCAAGGTATTAATGCAAACTTCCACAGCGTTAAGAAAACCGATTATGATACCTTAATGACAACTATTTACGATACCAGACTAAGGGGTTATTGGATTGAGTTACTTGTTGAAGAAGAGCTTTTGAAGTTAAGACTATTCAATAACAATAAGATTGACCATCCAAACTCCGGGTCTAAAGATTTAGCTGATGCTCTTGCCGGCTCTGTTTTTAACTGTATTCAGAACATGGTTATGGACACAGAAGTTGACATTGAAATTATTGGTACAGATAGAGAATATGAATATGATGAAGATATGCCTGAATTTGGCTCAACTCAGCTGTATAATGGTTCTACAAAAGAACTGTCATTAATGGATCAAAAGAGTTCCATTAGTGCAGACGATATAGAAGGATGGTTAGAAACCCTATGACAAATGAAGATACACAAAACTTCTCTCCAAGTTATGAAGAGTTGTTAAATGAATTGAGCGGGATTAATTCAAGGTTGACCCTTGAGAATATTGCTCTTAAAATTACAATCTCAAAGATGCAGGCTTCCATTGAGAATTCTGATGAAGATTTCAAAACACCTCATAACAAGTAACGGAAACAAGCCGGTTACCCGTACTTTTAGGAATTAGATCTCCTAATAAATAAATTTGAAAAAAAAGATGATTCCATGTTGCAAGCTGGGGTTGGGGCAGATATTATTTCTACTCCAAGGGCGAAAGCCATTTAATCAGAACAATCAAATCAACCTAATAGGAGATCAAAATGTCAACATTCAATATTACAAAAGTAGATACTTTTCCAGAAATTACTCGCACAGGAAGAACCTCAGCTGAACTTCAAATGATTATTGAAGCTCTTCACTCTTCAAATAAGAACGGTGAAAACTTCTCTATTCTTAATATCGAAGAGGGCAAGAAATTTAACACAATGCAACAGCGTATTCGTGCTCAAGCAAAAAAGCTTGATTACAAGGTAATGATTCACTTTAGCCGTACAGAGTCAGCTCTTTACTTTAAAGTTATCCCTGCCGGTACAAAGAAGTCAGAAACTTCTGTTGCTGCTAAAGAAGTAAAGTCTGTTAAGACCAATGCAAAGACAACTGTAAAGTCAAAAGCTTAATACAAAACTAATAATAAAACAAATTGTTTTTCCGCCCTCCGGGGCGGTTTTTTTGTGTATAATTACTCCTATGACTATTTTTAAAGAAGAAGAAATTGAAATTACCCATGAAATGATTGAATCATGGCACCCGCTAATTGCTATGCCTTGTTATGATCAAATGATTACTGAACCAACATTTATGTCTATGATGAGAACAGCTATGATGTTTAAAGATATTGGTTTGAAATTCTCAATTGCAACAATCTCTGACTCTCTTATTAACAGAGCTAGAAATAACATGGTAGCTAAATTTTTAGCTCATCCGGAATTTACTCATCTTATGTTTATTGATGTTGATCTTGGATTTCAACCAGAAGATATCCTAAAGCTTTTGTGGCATGATCAGGAAATAGTTACTGGTTCTTATCCTATTAAAGATATCTTGTGGGATAAAGTAGTGGAGAATGTAAACAAAGGAGTTCCATCAGAAGAACTTCTTGGAAGAAGTTTAAGATTTGTTGTTAATGCGGTAAAAGATAAGAGCAATATGAATGTTGCTGTTGAAAAGGGTGCAATTGAAATCTATGATGCCGGGACAGGCTTTATGCTAATTAAAAGGTCAGTATTTGAGAAGATGATTGAATCTTACCCTGAGCTTAGATATAACGATGATACAGGTTCATTAGATGATGAAGAAAAGAAATGGACTTATGCTTTCTTTAATTCCTATGTAGATTCAGAGAAACAAAGATTCTTATCTGAAGACTATGGCTTCTGTAGATACTGGCAAGAAATTGGTGGTAAAGTTTGGGCTGATCCTTCCTTTAAGTTAACGCACTTAGGTCGCTTAAAGTATGAGGGAACAATGATTACATTCTTACAAGATAATATGGTTGAACCGCCATCGGAATCCAATCCGGAAACCTGATTTATTTCAAAAGCCTTGAGCTGCCAGAAAATGTATACTAAAATTTGCTGAAAAGTAAAGCTAAACAGTCGGGCGTTCAAACTTTATTAAATGA